TCGTATAGATCATTTACGCGAAAAGTATACGCGTCACTAGATCCTGTAGATCCTGGGTTTAACGTAAACGTTTCTACGTATCGTAAAACCGTATTACGGCTGTTTGCAAATCCACCTATCGGTCGATGAATTTTGGCAAACCTAAGACGACGTTGGCCAATACGTGAAATACCGTATCGACGGGTTCTTCTCTGTGACCTTGCACGCAATGCGCGCTTCCGTTTATAGGTCATGTTTAAACGTCTTGGGTATCTTGGCATGTTTCTAACAATGAGCCAATTAATCCTGACCCCACGTTTGGCTCTAAGCCCATGGGGTAATTGCCCGTGACCGGGTCGGGGGGTAATACTAGACCCCCGACCCTCATTCGACAAAATGTCTAAGAGTAGAAACTGGTGCTTCACTCTGAATAACCCGGCTGTAGGCGAAGTACAATTCACCCAACATTCCTTGAAGCTACTAGTAGCTAACAAGGAAATAGGTGAGTCTGGTACTCCACATTACCAAGGTTATTGTGAGTTTCTGAATCCTGTGCCACTTTCTACGGTTCGTAATTGGCTACCTCGAGCACACTGGGAAGTGCGCAAAGGTACACAATACGACGCTATCAAGTACTGTCTTAAGGACTACTTACAAGACGGGGCGGCTTACTTACTGTATCAGGACTTAAAACTGAACCAACTGGAAGAGTTTGGATTATTGGCTTTCGGGGTTGATCTTAATTTATCAATTGACGAATTCCTCGGCAGTCTCTCCGCGAGAAAGACCTCAAAACTCGAGGCACTTAAAGCATTGATTGATAATGGAGGAAGTGATAAAGATTTGGCTGATGCTGATTTTGATACCTGGATCCGTCATTACCGTGGCCTTGCTGCTTATCGAATGCTTAGCGTGGCACCAAGGTCTCACGAGATGGAGATTGTGGTCATCTACGGACCCACTGGGACCGGGAAATCGAAATACTGTCTGGATAACTATAAGGATGCCTACTGGAAACAACGAAGTAATTGGTGGGATGGCTACGCCCAACAGGAGACGGTCATTGTCGATGAGTTCTATGGATGGCTCAAATTCGACACGCTCTTGCGACTCTGTGATCGCTACCCACTTCTCGTCGAATCTAAAGGAGGACAAATCCAGCTTGGCGGCTGCAAACGAATATGTTTCACTAGCAACCTTGTGCCAAGCAAATGGTATACCGTCCCCAATTTCGCAGCGTTCGTGCGAAGAGTGACTAAATGGATTTGGATGGAAAGACTTGGTGAACAGATTGAATTTACTACTTATGAAAACTTTAATAACTCGGTAAGTAACTATATTAATAACTTAGCACTAAATACTATAAATCAATAATATATCCCTGCTCTATCCTACTTGAAATGTTTATTACTTACCCTGGCGAGGGTCAGGGCATAAATGCCCTGACAGACCTCGCAACTAATTCTGGGTTTGAAGATTTATGAAATCTAAAAATGTTACATTGTACGTGATAATAACTTGGAATTGCATAGTATCGGCGTTGGCGCCTGGCATACTATCCACACCACATACAAAGTACAACGGTTTGGGAACACTGACTGATGTAGTGTTTGCACTAATTAACTGTGAATCTGTACGATTACACTTTAACTGCTTGTACGGGGTACAACCCATGCGAAGCATGGGAGGTCTTGAGGAGGTACTCTGTGTCATGTACCTCCATTTTAAATTGCGGGCTCCTTCTTCAATCATCGTGTCCACATTTGCATTCGCATCTCCGGAACTTTCATCACGAATGATCCACATTCGGCCCGCTCTTTCATTACTAGCACCGATGGACGTTGCGCTAATAAAATTACCATCGGCGGTTACTGGATAAACCACGTTAACAATGTTGTTGCTTAGGCAAACAAATGTTATGGTGGCATGGTTTACTCTATATTTATTATACAATGCTTTGTAATTATCAAAGAACATTGGTTGGTGACCTGTTCCAGTCACATTAGGATCGTATAGATCATTTACGCGAAAAGTATACGCGTCACTAGATCCTGTAGATCCTGGGTTTAACGTAAACGTTTCTACGTATCGTAAAACCGTATTACGGCTGTTTGCAAATCCACCTATCG